ATTTCAGGTCAAGAATTAACTGCATCTCAAGGACAAGAAATCATATCAGCTTCTGCAACTACTGGTACTCTTACAGGTCAAGAATTAACTTTATCATCTAATACAATTACTACTCAAGCAGAATCTAATATTGCTATTACAGGAGAGTTAGCTAACATAGTATCAAATACAATTTCTATTGCAGAAGGTTCTGGTATAACAATTAGTGGACAAGAATTAACAATTAATTCGGGTACTGTAACTCTTTCTACTGGAAATACCATAGATATAACAGGACAAGAATTAACAATTACAGCTAATGCAGTTACTATTAGTGGATCTGCAAATATTAACACTATTACAGGTAATGAATTAACAATTACATCTGGTAATGTTATTGCTAATTCTGAAAACTTTCTATCAATTACTGGAAATCAAATAAATGTAAGTATAAACACCCTCAAATTTTGGGATCCTATTAAAGATAATAATACAGAAACATGGACTAATATACACTAGACAAATGAAAACAATTATATATTATTAAATTATGCCATCGAGTTTTACATCAAGATTGAAATTAGAAAGACAAGTTTCTGGAGAAAATTCAGGAACTTGGGGTAATCTAGTAAATTATGTTTTTAATAGAGTTGATGCTTCTGTTAAAGGTTATCAAGAAGTAAGTGTTGCTGGTAATGCAAATGTTACTTTAACATCTAATAACTCAACATCAAATACAGATGATGATTCTACAGATGATCAAGTACATAACGCTGTATTAGAATTTACTGGTGCATTAACAGGAGATATTCATGTTTTTACTGATGCTGTAGAAACTCAATATATTTTATTTAATAATACGACTGGTTCTCAAACTTTAACTTTTGCAAATACAGGTCATGCTGCAAATGGCGTAGCAATTACTCAAGGTAAAAAATTTTTAGTTTATTCTGATGGAACATCAATTACTGATGTTTTAAGTGTAGGAAGTCAAATTCAAGCTTATAGTTCAAAATTAGATAATGTTTCTAATGCTGCAGTTACAGATGGTAATTTTTTAGTTGGTAATGGTACTGCTTTTGTTGCAGAATCAGGAGCTACAGCTAGAGCATCTTTATCATTAGATACTGGTAACGATGTACAATTTGATTCTTTTGGTGTAGGTACAGCAGCTTCAGGAACAACTGGAGAAATAAGAGCTACTAATGATGTAACTGCTTTTTATTCATCTGATGTTGCACTTAAAGAAAATATTAAAAATATACCTGATCCAATTGAAGCACTTAAAAAATTAAATGGTGTTTTATTTGATTGGAAAAAAGAATACATTGATCAAAGAGGTGGAGAAGATGGATACTTTGTTAGAAAAAAAGATGTAGGTGTAATTGCACAAGAAGTAGAAAAAGTTTTACCTGAAGCTGTTGCTCAAAGAAAAGATGGCATTAAAGCTGTTAAATATGATAGACTAACATGTTTATTAATTGAAGCAGTTAAAGTATTGTCTGATAAAGTAGAAAAATTAACTAAGGAGAATAAATAATGGCAGTTCCTACTACTAATGTCGGTTTGTCAGACATTCAAACTGAATTTGGAGGATCTAATCCAATTCAATTATCAGAATATTACTCCGGAGGTCCGTTAGTTCCTGCAGGTGCACCTGCTCCTAATGGCCCTATTCCAAGTTCTGGACAAATTTCAGTTGGTCAATTTAGAGGAGCAACTAACGCCGGATTTGTTGCAGCAACAGGCGGAACAATTTCAACTGACGGTGATTACAAAATTCATGCTTTTACTGGACCTGGAACTTTTACAGTAACTGATGCAGGTAATCCAGCAGGTTCAAATTCAATAGAATATGCAGTCGTAGGAGGCGGTGGTTCTGGTGGTAGCAGAAGAGCTGGTGGTGGTGGAGCTGGAGGCTTCAGATCTATTTTTCCTTCTCCTGCAACTGGCGGTTATCCTGTTTCAGCTACAGGCTATCCAATAACAGTAGGTGGAGGAGCAGCACCTGCTCCTGGACAACCAACTGCTGTAAAAGGTATTTCAGGATCACCTTCAACTGGTTTTGGTATTACATCTGCAGGAGGAGGCGGTGGAGGAACTGTTTCTCCTACAGGTCCTGTTAGAATTGGAATAGCAGGTGGATCTGGTGGAGGAGGATGCCGTGCTGGTAGTCCTGGTGGAGCTGGTAATACACCTCCAGTTTCTCCACCTCAAGGTACTGCTGGCGGAGCAGGTGCAGGTCCAGCTCCTTCTTTAAGAGAAGGTGGTGGCGGAGGCGGTGGAGCTTCTGTTTCTGGTGCTAATGCTACATGGCCTAATCCCGGAACACGTGCAGGAAATGGTGGAGATGGTATACAGATTCCTCAAGTGCCCGCATCTTATGGAAGTCCCGCTAGATATTTTGCAGGTGGTGGCGGAGGCGGTGTAGATACTAGAGGAACTACAAGTGTTGTAGGTGCAGGAGGTTTAGGTGGAGGTAGCCGAGGTGCTGGAGAAGGAACAGTTCCGTTATCTGTTTCACCTCCCGCTGTTGCGAATACAGGTGGAGGTTCTGGTGGAGCCGGTGGTCCAGCTGATCAACCTACAAGAGCTTCAGGTGCAGGTGGTAGTGGAATAGTTTTAATAAGGTATAAATTTCAATAGGTAAAATTATGGCACATTTTGCAAAAATATCAGAAGAAAATAAAGTCCTTCAAGTTGTTACATTGAATGATTCAGATATGTTAAATTCTGAAAATGTAGAAACTGAATCAGTAGGACAACAATATTTAGAAACACATAATAATTGGCCTGCAAATCTTTGGGTTCAAACTTCATATAACACACGTAATAATCAACACATAGCTGATGGAACGCCTTTTAGAGGAAACTATGCAGCTATAGGTTTTACTTGGGACGAAACTAATCAAATTTTTTGGCCTGAAAAACCTTTTCCATCTTGGGTAAAAGATATTACAATTGCTAATTGGAAATCTCCAATTGGAGATGCTCCTGCATTAACTTCAGAACAAATCTCACAAAATGAAGCTGGAACACATGATTGGGATTATTTTTGGAATGAAGATAATCAAACATGGGACTTAACTAACTTTACAAATACTTAAAAAAAGTTTATAAGAATATAATTCTCATGATTAAGAAAGTATTGACAGAGCAAGCGTTATATCTCGGAGATGTAACAATGCCTAAAAATTTTGAAATTGATAGAAATGAATTAAGAGCTGATATTTTAGAATCTTTCATGAAAGATAATTTTTTTAAATTTTCTAAAAATTGGGACAAACTAAACACATACATAAAAGATCATTTTAATTTAAAATTTAAAGCTAATTTAATAAATACAAAAACATGGGGAAATTATTATTCTCCTACTGAAAATACTAAACCACTATTAGAAGTTGATCTAGTGGATTTACGAAATTCTCCAGATTTTGTTTTACTTTATGGAGTAGAAGTAAAAAATTGTAAAGTTAAAATTTACTATGATGACAATCGTAGAAAAGGAAGAAGTTGGGATATAGAACTTAAAAATAATATGTTTATTATGTTTCCTTCAACTAATACTTATGTTATTTCGAATGAAGATAAAAATAAAATAAATTATGTTCAGACGATAGCTTATGAATATTGCTGATATTAAAATTATAAAAAATTTTATGTCTAAATCAGATTTTAATAAAATATTAAAAGATGTAAAAACAAATTTTAATAAAAACATACATAAAGATAATTTAAATTCAGGTAAACAAACAAAATCAAATTTACATTTAATAAATAAAAAATCTCATTGGAAAATTTTTTTTGATAAATTAAAAAAAACAACATTAAATGAAAACATATATAAATGTTGGGCAATAAAAGTAGATAAAAAAGAAGATAATTTTTATCATGCACATAAAAATTTATTGACTTCTGTTTTTTATCTTCAAAATAAAAATTATTATTTAGGAACTCACTTAAAAAGCGATAATTTAGAATTTATAGTACCAGGTTATGAAAACTCAATATTAATTTTTGATGGCAACATAGTTCACGATTGTGTTTTTCCTAACAATAAATTAACGAAACCTAGATACACTTTAGTAACAGACTTTACTTTATGAATATTTATAATTATTATTGGTATTTTACGTCTGCTATACCTCCAAAAATATGTGATGATATAATTAAATATGGATTATCTAAATCAGAATCTATGGCTAGAACAGGAAATTATACAGATGAAAAATTAACTAAAAATCAAATTAAAGATATAAAACGTAAAAGAAATTCTGATTTAGTGTGGTTAAATGACAATTGGATATATAGAGAGTTACATCCTTATATTCACATAGCTAATAGAAATGCAGGATGGAATTTTCAATGGGATAGGAGTGAAAGTTGTCAATTTACGAAATATAAACTTAATCAATACTATGATTGGCATTGTGATAGTTGGGATAGACCATATAAAAAAGAAGGTCCTGATAATGGAAAAATTAGAAAATTATCTATGACATGTCAACTAACAGATGGATCAGAATACACAGGTGGCGAATTAGAATTTGATTTTAGGAATTACGATCCGCATATGAGAGATGAAAATAAACATCAAGTGGCTGCAAAAGAAATTTTACCAAAAGGATCTATTATTGTATTTCCTTC